CAATCTCAGGCGGGACTACGGCGGTGCCGAGCGCGGCCGCGGCACCGACGGCTGGCGGGCGACCGGCACCGCGGCCGACAGCGAGATCGGCGCGGCCGCGCCGATCCTGCGGGCGCGGATGCGCGACCTGGTGCGCAATAACCCCGTCGCCGCACAGGCGGTGCAGGTGCTCGTGAACAACATCGTCGGACCCGGCATCCGGCCGCGCGCCGCAACCGAGGACGCGGACCTGAACAAGCGGGTCGATGCGCTCTGGACGCGCTGGGCGGCGCGCTGCGACGCGCATGGCCATACCGACTTCCACGGCCTTCTGGCGCTGGCGGTCCGCGAGATGATCGAGGGCGGCGAGGTCTTTGCGCTGCGCCAGCCGCGCCGGCGGCAGGGCGGCGAGGTGCCGCTCCGCATCGAGCTGCGCGAGGCCGATCATCTCGACGCGGCGAAGTTCGGCGATGCGCCGGGCGGCGGCCGGATCGCGCAGGGGATCGAGTACGACCGCAGCGGAGGGCGGCGCGCCTACTGGATGTTCCCCGACCATCCGGGCGACGCCTCGCCGGTCCTCCTGCGGCGCCTCGAGGCGGTGCGGATGCCGACCGACGCGGTGGCGCATCTCTTCGAGCGCCAGCGGGTGCAGAGCCGCGGCGTGCCATGGGGGACGCCGGCCATGCGGGGGCTGCGCGACCTCGACGACTGGCAGAACGCCGAGCTGGTCCGGAAGAAGACCGAGGCCTGTCTCGTCGGCATCGTCTTCGGCGCCGACGAGGCGGAGCAGTCGATCGCGCCCTCGGTGGAAGATTCCGACGGCAAGCGCATCGAGCATTTCGAGCCGGGGCTGATCGCCTACGCCCGCGGCGGCAAGGACATCAAGTTCAACCAGCCGGCCGGCACCGCCGGGATCCGCGAGTGGAACTTCGTGCAGATGCACATCATCTCGGCCGGCTTCCGGGTGCCGTATGCGCTGCTGACAGGGGATCTCAGCCAGAATAACTTCTCGTCGAGCCGCGTCGGCCTGAACGAGTTCCGCCGCATGGTCGACCAGGTGCAGTGGCAGACGGTGATCCCGATGTTCTGCGAGCGCATCTGGACCTGGTTCATCGAGGCCGCCTGGACCGCCGGGCTGCTGCCCTCGGCCGAGATCCCCGTCGAATGGGCGCCGCCGAAGTTCGAGAGCGTCAATCCGTGGCAGGACGCGCAGACCGACCTGCTGGAGACCCGGGCCGGCTTCACCTCGCTGCCCCAGCAGATCGCCAAGCGCGGCTACGACCCCAAGCAGGTGGTCGAGGAGCAGGCGGCGTTCCTCGCGATCACCGACGGGCTCGACCTCGTGCTCGACAGCGACCCGCGCAAGGTCAGCCGCGCCGGCCTCGCCCAGCAGGTCGCGCCCGGCGAGCTGGCATCCGGCGGCGACCGCGACGGCCGCAGCAGCACCGACGACACCTGAAGGAACATCCCATGCCGAAGGACATCCTGGAGCTGCCCATCCTCGGGCGGGCGGCGGAGGTGCGCGCCGTCGACGAGGCAGCGCGGACGATCGACGTGGTCTGGACCACCGGCGCGGTCGTGCAGCGGCGCCGCTGGGAAGGCTGGGACGACGTCGTCGAATACGACGAGGAGCTGGTCGTCTCCGGCAACGCGGTGCGGCTGGAGCGGCTGAACGCCGGCGCGGCCTTCCTCGACAGCCACCGCGGCTACGGCCTGGCCAACGTGCTGGGTTCCGTCGTGCCCGGCTCCGTGCGCCTCGAAGGCGGCTCCGGCCATGCCACGATCAAGCTGACCGCGGCGCCCGGCGCCGCCGACCAGGTGCAGCGTATCCTCGAGAAGTCGGTGCGCTCGGTCTCCGTTGGCTACCGGGTCCATCGCTACGAGATCACGAAGGCCGAGGGACAGCGCGAACACTGGCGCGCCGTCGACTGGGAGCCGTTCGAGATCTCCGCGGTCGCGATCGGCGCCGATCCCGGCGCGCAGGTGCGCTCGGCCGAGAAGGATGCCCACGACCGCCTCACCCCCTGCGTCCTGGTCCGCCAGGGCGATCCCGCCGCGCCGGGCGCGGCCCCTACGAGAGGACAGACCATGCCGAAGGACCGACAGGCGGCCGATGAGCCCGCGCGCGAAGATGGGGCGACCGACAGCGGCACGCAGACCCGCACCGCCGATCCCGCCGAGACGTCCGCCAAGTCGTCCGCGTCGACGCCGACGCGCGCGGCAGAGACGCCGCGGACCGCGCCTACGCCCCCCGTCGACGCCGACGCGATCCGCGCCGAGGAGCGCCGCCGCATGGGCGACATCGGCGCGCTCTGCCGCCGGCACGGGCTCGACGGCGCCTTCGCTAACGACCTCGTCGCCCGCGGCGTCACCCTGGACGCCGCCCGCACCGCCATCCTCGATCGGCTCGCCGAGGCCGACCCGATGGGAGGGCGCAGCTATGAGCCTGTCCACGCACAGGCGCGCCGCGGCGACACCGGCGAGGCTGCCTTCCGCGATGCTCTGACCGAGGCGCTCCTGCACCGCCACGATCCGTCGCGGAACCCGCTCTCCGACCGCGCCCGGGAGTTCCGCGGCCTGACGTTGCTGGAGATGGCGCGCGGCGCGCTGGAGCGCGGCGGCCAGAGCACGCGCGGGCTCTCGAAGATGGAGCTGGCCGGCCTCGCCCTGCGCGCCGGCGTCGGCTACCACACGACCAGCGACTTCTCGACCATTCTCGCCAATGTCGCCAACCAAACCCTGCGCGCGGCCTATGCCACCACGCCGCGGACCTTCGAGCCCTGGGCAAGGCGCGCCACCATCACCGATTTTAAGCCGGTCTCGCGCGCCCAACTCGGCGGTGCGCCGGATCTGGAGCGGGTGCTCGAGGCCGGCGAGTTCCAGTACGGCACGATCGGCGAGGGCAAGGAGGTCTATGCGCTCGCCACCTACGGCCGGATCGTGGCGATCACCCGGCAGGTGCTTATCAACGACGACCTCGACGCATTCACCCGCCTGCCGGCCGCCTTCGGCGCCTCGGCCGCCGATCTGGAGAGCGATATCGTCTACCAGGTCCTCCTCGCCAACCCGGCGATGAGCGACGGCGAGCCGCTGTTCTCGGCCGCGCATGGCAATCTCGGAACCGCGGCGATCGTGAACGAGACCTCGCTCGCCGAGGCCTGGCGCATGGCCGGGCGGCATCGCGGCATCGAGGGGCGGCTGGTTTCGGTCCTGCCGCGCACGATCATCGTGCCGCCCGGGCCCCGCTCGGTCGAGGCGAGAAAGCAGGTGACGGCGACGACGCCCGGCAGCACCTCGGAGGTCAACACCTTCGCCGGCCGGCTGCAGGTGGTCGAGGAGCCGCGCCTGATCCCGGATGCCGGCGAGGACCCGTGGTTCCTGGCCGCCGACCCCGCCCGCATCGACACCGTCGAATACGCTTACCTCGAAGGCCAGGAAGGCGTCTTCACCGAGACCCGCACCGGCTTCGAGGTGGACGGCATCGAGATCAAGGCGCGCCACGACTTCGCCGCCAAGGCCATCGACTGGCGCGGCCTCTTCAAGAACGCCGGCGCCGCCCCCGCCTGATCCCCCCATTCCAGCAACGGAGACTTCGACATGCGCAACTTCCGCTACGTCGGCAACGCCGTCTACTTCACCGCCGGGGCCGACATCGCCTCGGGCGAGGGCGTGCTGATCGGCTCGCTCTTCGGCGTGGCCGCGGCGAGCTATGCCGCCGGCGACGAGGGCGTGCTGAACGTCACCGGCATCTACGAGCTGCCGAAGACCGGCAGCCAGGCCTGGAGCTTCGGCGCCAAGGTCTACTGGGACGACACCAACAAGCGCTGCACCACCGGCGTTACCGGCAACACGCTCATCGGCGCTGCGGTTCAGGACGTCGGCGGCAGCGCCGGCGAGACCATCGGCTGGGTGCGGCTGAACGGCGCCGTTATTTGAGGGAGACGCGCTGATGACCGCCTTCGCCGCCGCCCTGGGCCTCCTCTTCGAGGACCCCAATCTCGGCCTCGCCGCGCTCTACCGCGCCGGCGGCACCGGCGAGCCGCGGCCGGTGCGGGTGATGCGCCGGGCACCCGACACGATCGGAGACTTCGGCGAGGGGCGCTTCGTGACCGACACGCTGCGCCTCGACGTGCGGGTGGCCGAGGTCGATCCGCTCGATGCCGGCGACACGTTCCAGATCGGCGACGAGCTGCTCGAGGTGCGCTCGGAACCTGTCCGGGACGCCGAGCGTCTGGTCTGGACCGCGGAGGCGCGGGAGCTTTGAGGCTCGAGGTCGATATTCCGCAGAACCTCGAGCGGCTGATGGCGGACGAGATCGCCGCCGGCGAGCGCGCCGTCACCCGTGGCATCGGCGCCGCCGGCCGGCAGCTGAAGGAAG